GTTTAAAAATGGTAAACCAAGACTCTGAGTTAGAGATGTTACTGAAAAAGTATTTCGGTACTACGGATATCGATAATATGCCTGATGAGTTATTTCAAGATTTAACTGGTGTAGATAAAAAAGGTAAACCTGTTGACTATGACACAAGTGGATTAAGAAGATTTGCTAAAGATTTAAGTCAAGAAAGATTAAGATTATATACTCAAGGTAAGTTGGGTGTTATCATAGATGGTACTGGTCATAAGTTTGATAAAATAAAGAAAAGAAGAAAAGAACTGATGGATATGGGTTATGATACCTATATGGTTTTTGTAAATACCTCACTACAGATAGCTAGAGAAAGAAATGAAAAAAGAGATAGAGTTGTACCCGATAGTATTGTAAGAAAAAGTTGGGAAGATGTACAGGCTAACTTAGGTGCTTTTCAAGGTTTATTTGGTGGTTCTAATTTTATGATTGTTCAAAACAATAAAATGTTATCAGACGCTCAAATTAAAAAACATTTCAAGATGTTAGTTAGTAAAGGAATAGATAAGTTTCTTAAAAAACCACCAAAAAATAAAATAGCAAAAAAATGGATACGAAGAGAAAAGAAACATCAAAAGATATTTAAAGATCCTGGTCAGTCTAAGTTTTTTGAATCAATAAAGATACCAGTAAAGGTTGGTGATACAATACTTACAGGTAGATTTAAGAATAAAAAAGTAAAGGTAAAGTCAATAGGAACAGATGACCACGGTATGCCAACAATAAATGGTAAAAAGGTTACTACATTCAGAACAACAAAGGTAGATGAAGCTCCACGAGTTCCAAGAAAGAAGGGACAACATCGTGGTTCAAAGTCTCATTCAGATTTATACACAGATGAAAATCCAAAAGGAACAATTAAAGGATTGAAGTTTGCCACAGTAAAGGATGCCAAAGCTTCTGTAAGTAAAATTAGAAATAGTGGTAGAAGTCATGCACATAAGATACAGGCTGCAGTTGCTATGGAACAGAGAGCTCGTGAGATGGGTAAAGCTTCACAAGCTGCTGTTTATAGGGCTTATATCAATAAGATGAAAAAGAAGACCAAGAAGAAAACTGAAATGTTAAACTATCCGTATTATGCAAAAAATGTTGGTAACATACCACAAAACAATCCTGATGGTGAACATAGATATTACGATCCTGATTTAGAAGAAGAATTTGGATTACCACCAGGTGAAATACCGTCACCAAGTCGTAAGATGGTTAAGAAGATGAAGAAACGTGGTAACACATCTGTTCCTTATGGTAGTGGTTACAAAAAAGTAGACGAAAATAAAAAAACAATTGATTCCATACATAAAATTTTGGTAATGGTTGGAAAGTCTCCGAAGAAAGCTTCCGCTATGATTAAAAAGAATTATAAAAAAGTAGCGAAAAAATTCAGAGGAGATTCTGATAGAGATTTAGCAATGGCTCTCATAGGGTACGATGTTATAGGGGAAGATAATAAAACAGAATTAATTAAGTTATATAACAAAGCTTTTAAAATGATACCTGGTTCTTCTAGACAGAAAGAACTCATCAAAAAAATCGGTTCTCTACGAAAAAAATTAGGGATAAATGAACAAAAAGAAATTAAAAAAACCATCGGTGTATTCGGTGGTAGGTTTCAACCATTTCATAGTGGACATCTTGCGACATATAAATGGTTGTCTAAACAAGTTGATGAGGCTTATATAACCACATCAAACATCAAACAATTACCAAGACATCCAATGGACTTTAAGGAAAAGGTTCGACATATGGTAAAGATGGGTATTCCAAAAAATCGCATTGTTATGGAAAAGACACCTTATGTTGCAAACAACGTTTTAAAGAAGTTCGATCCTAAAACAACAGCAGTAGTTTATGCTTTTGGACAAAAAGATGCTGGTAGACTTAAGGGTGGTACGAAAAAAGGTGGTGGTAAAACTTACTATCAAGAGTTTAACAAGAATAAGAAGAACTTAGAGGGATACGAAACACATGGATATATAACAACTGCTCCACAATTTGGTAAAGTTAGTGGAACTATGATGAGAAAGTTGTTAGGAGATCCTGACGTAAAAGATGACCAAAGGGTAAAAGGATTTAAAAAGGTATTTGGATATTATGATAAAGGTATCTACAATATGATGACTAATAAATTTAAAAAACTGTTTGAATCTATTGATGAATTCTTATTAGATGTTGATTTGAAAAAAATAATAAGTGAGGGAAGTTTTACTGCAGTGAATCCAACTGATGATGGCCCACCTACTTTTTACAGAGGTTTTAATGATTACAAGAAATTTTCTAAAAAATGGTTAGATGATATGTACAGAAATACTGGTTGGGAAGTTGTACAATATATTTTAAGTGATGGTGCCACAAATCCAGATTTTGACTATACCTTAAATTATAACGTTGTACCTGCAGTTGCATATGGTCACAAACAATCTGGTGAATATGGAACTAGATTTGGTACAAACAATCCAATAAAATCTTATAAAAATTATATAGAGGGGACTGTATTACATAACATAGGTTATGAGTTGGTAAAATGGATGGGTATTACACCAGATGGTAACGATTATACTGGTGTAGCAGTAGAAACACCTGTTTTACCTGGTGTTGGTGATGATAATGTAGGTAATACCGAAAAGAAAAAAATAAAAGAATCAATTAATTTAGATGAAGAGGTAAAGTTACTAATTGAGGGTGGAGCTTATGGACACCTTAACCATCCTTTTGATGACAAAAATCTTACATTTTCAGATTTTAAACAACTAATTATTAATACACTACAAGGTAAACTTGATAGTGAAGGTGCGGTTACAGAAAAAACAGATGGTCAAAACATAATGATAAGTTGGAAGAATGGTAAACTTATCGCAGCTCGTAACAAAGGACATATTAAAAATCATGGTGCTAATGCTCTTAGTATTAGTGGTATAAAAAATATGTTTGCTGGTAGGGGTGATATAGAATATGCATTTGTATCTGCAATGAGAGACTTACAAAAAGCTTTAAAGGGTTTAAGTAAAAAACAAAAAGATAAAATATTTGCTGAAGGTAAAAAATTCATGTCATTAGAAGTTATTTATCCTAAAACTGCAAATGTAATACCTTATGATAAATCATTATTACAATTTCATGGTACGATTGAGTACGATTCTGCAGGTTCACCAGTTGGAGAGGACAGAGGTAGTGCTAGAATGTTAGCTGGTATGATAAAACAGATAAACCAAAACATACAGAAGACGTATAGTATCACAAAACCGTTTATAACCAACCTACCACAAGTAAAAGACTTCTCAAAAAGACAAAGTTACTTCTTAGGTAAGTTAAAAAAGTTACAAAACCAATATAACTTGGGTGATACAGACACTTTAGCAGACTATCATCAGGCATATTGGATGGAATACATCTATAATGGTGCAAAACAGACCGATTATAAGAATCCGTCTAACGATATCATCATGAAATTAACAAAAAGATGGGCATTTTTCGATAAATCTTATAAAATTCAACAAATTAGAAAAGATTTAGAAAAATATCCTAAATTTTTAGATTGGTTTTTAACTACAGACAAGATTGACCACGCAAAATTACAAAAACAACACATAAGAGATTGGGAAGTTCTGTTTTTTGAACTAGGAGCAGAGATTTTATCTAATCTTAGTGACTTTATAGCAGCAAATCCATCAAAAGCAGCTCAAAAGATAAGAAAAGACCTAAAAACTGCAATAAACAAGGTAAAAAAATCAAAAGACCCGAAAGTTTTGAATACATTGAAGGTTCAGTTGGACAGATTGAATGCAATTGGTGGTTTAAAGTCAGTTGTACCAAGTGAAGGTATAACTTTTGTTTATAAAGGTAAATTATTTAAGTATACAGGTGCTTTTGCACCAGCAAACCAAATTTTAGGTATGTTAAAGTTCGTATAGGAGTTATAATGGCAAGAAGTAGAGAAGATGTAAGACAAAACAAGGCGATGCAACAAATATTAAGAGGTGAAACACCAGATAGACGTATATTTGTAGCTATGGAAGATGTAAATGAACAAAAAGAAAGAAAAAAGATATCAGACGAAGAAAGAATAGAATCTGAAAAAAGAACAGAAGCATTAAAAGCAGCTAGGATGCCTTGGTTTTGTCCTAAGTGTGATAAGGTCATGAAAAAAAATATAGATGACAAAATGTGGAGATTATATGGTCATTGTTCTAATTGTCAAGTAGAATTTGAGAATAGATTAGCTATAGATGGTAAATATAACGAGTGGGTTAAAAGTGTTGAAAGAGAAAACAAATTGGCTTGGATACGTGACCAAAGAGAAACCATAAATGAATTTAAAAAACAAGATACAGTTGAGTTTTTTCAACAAGTAAGACCTGATGGATACTCACTTGATACAGAGAAATGGGAAATAGATACCTCTAAAATAATGAAACAAGCAGATGAGTATTTAGAATATTTACAAAAAATGGAAGATACTTTACAAAATGAATAGAAACAAACAAGGACAATTAAAAGAAGTAATAAAGAAAGAATACATTAAGTGCGCTTCAGACCCGATTTACTTTCTTAAACGTTATTGTTTTATACAACATCCGATAAAAGGTAAGATACCTTTCGCCCTTTACGATTTTCAAGAAAAAACTATAGAGGATTTTGTACAACATAGATTTAACATTATTTTAAAAGCTAGACAATTGGGTATATCTACAATTACAGCTGGATATTCACTTTGGATGATGACATTTCATCAAGATAAGAACATATTGGTAATTGCTACTAAACAAGAAGTAGCAAAAAATCTAGTAACTAAGGTAAGGGTAATGCATGCCAACTTACCCTCTTGGTTAAAACAAAAATGTGTTGAAGACAATAAGTTATCATTACGATATAAGAATGGTTCACAGATAAAAGCAGTATCAAGTGGTGAAGATAGTGGTCGTTCAGAGGCGTTATCTCTACTAGTACTTGATGAGGCGGCATTCATTGATAAGATTGATGGTATATGGGCCGCGGCTTCACAGACACTATCTACTGGTGGTCAATGTATTGCGTTATCAACACCTAATGGTGTGGGTAATTGGTTTCATAGAACATGGATGGATGCAGAAGATGGGTTGAATGATTTTAATTTTATTAAATTACATTGGACTGTACATCCTGATAGAGCAGATGAGTGGAGAAAAGAACAAGATACACTTTTAGGTCCTTCATTAGCTGCTCAAGAATGTGATTGTGATTTTATTACTTCTGGTCAGTCTGTTGTGGATGGTTTGATATTGGAAGAATATAAAAATACACAAGTAAAAGAGCCTATTGAAAAAAGAGGTATAGATAGTAACGTTTGGATATGGGAACCACCAAACTATACAAAAGATTATATAGTATGTGCTGACGTAAGTCGTGGAGATTCAACAGATTATTCAGCATTCCATATATTGGATATTGAAAGTTTAGAACAAGTAGCAGAGTATAAAGGTAGAATGTCTACAAGAGATTTTGGAAACCTATTAGTGAACATTTCTATTGAATATAATGATGCTTTACTAGTTATAGAGAACAATAACATTGGTTGGGCTACGATACAACAATGTATAGATAGAGAATATCAAAATTTATTTTAC